TTTTGGACAGTTGCTCGACCGGGTCACACCACCTTTTCCCGCCTTGATGAACCCGCTGCAAACCCCGGTTGAATTCCTTCCCTACCTGGCCGCTGATCGCGGCGTCAGTGAATGGGATGCCGCTGCCAGCGAGTCGGAGAAGCGCCTCACTGTGGCCTTGTCGTGGCAGATCCAGCGTCAGGCCGGTACGCCCAAGGCGCTGAGCTACGCGGTTGAGTCACTGGGATTCACCCCCAACATCAGCGCCTGGTATCAACAGCGGCCAACCGGTCTGCCTTACACCTTTGATGTGCAGGCAATCATCGGTCGCAGTTGGTCCAGTGGCGATCACAACCGTTTGATCCGCCGCATCAACGCGGCCAAGAGCGAGCGGGATCTGGCCACCATCACCATCGTGCACGAGACGGCTGGTGGGCTGGCGATGAGCGGTGTTGCTCATGCTGCGCTTTGCGACAGTGAAATTTCTCTTGCGGGGGCGCTGCCTGAACTGGTGCTTGGCGCCCGACTTCACAGTACTGGGGTGGCCCGGTACTACACCATTAACGATTACGACCTCAGGGCGCAGCCATGACAGAAGACATTACGCGCCTGGTGCGCTTCACCTCCAAAGGTTTGGGTGAAGTGTTGCAGGCAAAAAACCAGGGTTTGAAAGGTGAAATTACCCATATAGGCGCCGGGACTGGCCGTTATAACCCCGACGGCAGTGAGATTGCCTTGCGGGATGAACGCCAGCGGGTAGCAATTGCCGATTACGAAGACCTGGGTAATCAACAACTCAGAATGGCCGCGCTTTTTGACGGCGAGGCTGAGTATGAGATTGGAGAGTTTGGGTTCTATCTGGCCAGCGGGACCTTGCTGGCAATTTATTCCGTTGCCGGGAAACTGCTCACCTACAAAGCGGCCGCGGCCCGTGTATTGCAGAAGTTCACGCTGGACCTGACACCACTGCCGGTCGATAGTGTCACGGTAATAGTGGGTATGGAAAATCTCAATATTTTAATTGCAGAAGAACTGGCCGCTGTGGCTACAGCCAATATTGATAATATGGCTCGCCATCTGGGGGTTTTGTTTCGTGTAATGAAGTTGGAAGACGCTAGGGTTGTGAACTAGATATTGGGCGGGCCTCTTTAGTTATGGTTAATTGCCGGTACTGAGTGGTCTGAGAATGACAAAATAAAGGAGCTTCTATTTTGAGTACGGAAACGCAGATAGCCAACTTGGTTCAGGCCTCCAATAACCTGACCACCGCCGTAAATGGCAAGATTGGCGATATTGATAAACGAATGGATCAAGCCCGCGCGGAATTTGATCAGTATCGTGCACTTAAAGATGTAATCGGAGAGCCCGGTGCCCCCGGAACATTGTTGATGAGTGTGTTCCAAGGGCTGATCTGGGGTACGGGAGCGCCTTATGACGTCGGTGCTTCCGGCGGTATGACCGCGACCGATCTTGGATCCTCGATGGAGGTTTATGCCCACTTCAAGTTGCCATTCTCCATCAATACGGATGACCAGATGTTCTGGCTCAATATTCGTGGTTATAGTTATGGCAGCTCGTTGGTGTTGGACGAGACATTTGCGGGGTATGTGTATGCACCTCAGCGTGCGGTCATAAATCAATCTTGCTTTGGGAAGTTTGCACCCGCTATTTATGCAGATACGGCTGGCAATGCCATCTGCCGGATTAAAATCCCCAATGTCTATGTGACATCGTTGCGAATTGACACTATGCAGATTGGTGGCTATCGCGCGATCAAAGTTGGTGAGATCAAGTCGAAACTTTCCCTTTCCCCTACGGTGGTTTTCTAATGACTGAAGCACTTATTACGCTGATGCCATCTCATATTCCCAGCAAAGAAGGTCTTGAGTGTTTGGAGTGGTCTTCCATTCGTGTCCGTCGCGATCAACTGTTGAGAGAAACCGACCATACCCAAGTGCAGGACAGCCCTCTGAGCGAAACTCAGCGAGCCGAAGTCGCTGCTTACCGCAAACTGTTGCGGGATGTCCCGCAAGATATAGGCGATCCCTTCACAGTTGTATGGCCAGAAAAACCTGGCTTTCTCAAGTAACGATATCCACCGCGAAAGCGGTTTTTTTTCGCCAGCCCAAAGCCCCTCTCGCAGGGGCTTTGGCATTTTCCACCCGGAGAATTCCACTCATGTTCAACCGCCAAACCTACACCGTCCTCATTCCATTCCCCACCGGCAACGGCCACTGGTCTACCGCCGGCGAGGAACTGGAACTGCTGGACGTCGAAGCATCCGCCCTGCGCACCGCTGGCCGCCTGGAACTCACCAGCGTCCTCAACTCCACCCCCAAGAAGGCTGAATAACCATGGCTGAGGTTTTGAACTTCGAACACAATGGCATCACCGTGAATGCCACCGAATCCCCCGAGGCCATGGGTGGCCTGGGCGATAACGTCATCGGCCTGGTGGGCACCGCCCCCAATGCCCATGCGTCGATCCCGAAAAACGCCCCGTTCCGCATCAACAGCTTCACCACTCAGGCGCTGCTGGACCCTACCGGCGCTGAAACCGGCACGCTGTTCCACGCCGTGTACCAGATCCTCAAAGTGGTCAAGGTGCCGGTCTACGTAGTGATCGTCGACGAGGGCACCACCCCGGCCGACACCCTCAATAACGTAATCGGCGGTGAAGAGCCGGTCACCGGCCGTAAACTGGGCCTTGCCGCCCTGGCCAGCGTCCCCGAAGACCTGACCATCATCGGCGCCCCGGGTTTCACCGGCACCAAGGCCGTGGCCGGCGAATTCGCCTCCTTCGGCAAACGCATCAAGGCCCGTGTGGTGCTGGACGGCAAGGACGCAACCGTCGCCGACCAGGTGGCCTACAGCGGCGAACTGGGCGGTGCCGACCTCGGTTTCGACCGTTGCCTGCTGGTGCACAACATGCCGTCGGTGTACTCCAAGGCTGCGAAGAAAAACGTGTTCCTGGCGCCGTCGTCCCTGGCCATCGCTGCACTGGCCAAGGTCAAGCAGTGGGAAAGCCCGGGCAATCAGGTGACCTTCGCCGAAGACGTGTCCCGCGTGGTTGAGTACAACATCCTCGACACCTCCACCGAAGGCGACCTGCTTAACCGCTACGGCGTGAGCTACTACGCCCGCACCATCCTCGGCGGTTTCTCGCTGCTGGGTAACCGCTCCATTACCGGCAAGTTCATCAGCTACGTGGGCCTGGAAGATGCGATCAGCCGCAAGCTGGTCAAGGCCGGCCAGAAAGCCATGGCCAAGAACCTCACCAAGTCGTTCATGGACCAGGAGGTCAAGCGCATCAACGACTGGCTGCAAACCCTGGTGGCCGACGAGACCATCCCCGGTGGCAGCGTGTACCTGCACCCGGAATTGAACAGTGTCGAGAAGTACAAGAACGGCACCTGGTTCATCGTCATCGACTACGGCCGCTACGCGCCGAACGAACACATGATTTATCAACTCAACGCCCGCGATGAAATCATCGAGCAGTTCCTGGAGGACGTTCTCTAATGTTTACCAACCGAATCAGACAGGCCATGGCGGCCACCCTCCAAGGCCTGCCGTTGTCGGCGACGGTCACCTCGTTCGCACCGCCGAAGATTGAGTTCGATATGGAGCTCATGACCGGCGGGCGCTTCATCGCCGAAGAAATGGCCAAGGGCGCCAAAGCACTCAACGCCACATTGGAGCTGCAAGGCGCAGGTCCGGAAATCATGCTTGCCCTGGGCGTGCGCCTGGGCGACGACATTTTGCTGAACGTGCGTGAAGCCGGCCAGGACCAGGATGGCAAGACTTACTTCACCTACCACACCATCGGCGGCAAGCTGAAAACGCTGACCGAGACCACGCTGAAGATGGGCGAAAAACCCGCCATCACCCTGGAGTTCTCCTGCCGCACCTACAACCGCCTGGAAAACGGCATCCCGGTAATCGACATCGACGTGCGCACCCAGAAGTTCGTGCTCAACGGTGTCGACATCCTCGGCGATGCCCGCCGCGCGGTGCTGATGCCATAAGCCCCCGGGGGCGGGTTTTCCCGCTCCCATACTTCATCAAGGAATTGATTCATGGCCTGGATGCCTCCGCTGCACATCCTGCTGTCGCCGATCACCGCCGATACCGGCGCGACGGTCGAGCAGATTCAACTCAAACCGCTGTTCTATGCCGCGCAAAAAGACGCGCTGGCCCGGGCCGGTGACGATGAGGACGACCAGTTTTTCGAACTGGCGAAACTCGCCACCGGCCTGTCGGAAAAAGAGCTCGACCAGCTCAAACGCCCGGACTACGTGAGCATCGCGCAATACGTGCATGACATGTCGACCCGCCCGGCCTCGTTCTTCCTGAACGAGTCCCGCACGCCTGGCGACTCAAGCACCACCGAACAGGTGAAGCTGCTGCTGCCGCTGAACGCAGCGGGCCGAACCCTGACCGATGTGACCCTGGAAATGCCCGCGCTGCGTGCCACCAAAGTGATGAAAAAACTCACCACGGCCAAGGAGCGCGCTGAGTTCATCACTGCCCATTGTTCGGGGCTGATGATCCCCGACCTGGCGGGCCTGACCGTGCCCGACTGGACCGAACTGCAGGGGCGAATCGACGATTTTTTAAATCAACCGGCGGCCTTCTTTCAGAGCGCGACATCGAAGTAATCCTCGATGTTGTGCCGCTGGTTTACTCGGTAAACGAAGCGGAAATCCTGGACTGGGACGCCGGAAAAGCATTGCGCCGCTACGACATCGCGATCACTCGCCTTGGCGTCAAACAGGAGTAGAGCGGGATGCAGATTAACTATGCGCTGGCATTTGCCGGGCAAACGTATGACCGAGGGCTTTCGGGGGACTTGTCACCGGCGGCCGAGGATTTGACCGGGCCTGCCTCCCTGGATGCGGTGCCTGCCGCACTGACGGATCTTAGCCTGGCGCTGGCCAGTGCCAGCCTCGAAATCAACGGCCTGACCCTGGAGCAGGTGCGGCTGCGCGAGACCCTCGAATCGCTCAACAGCACGTTGTTCATTAACGGCAACTCGCTGGAGACCAAGACGGTCGATGTCGCCGCTGGTGCGCCGAAGAACGAGCAAAAGGACCCAGCAACAGCCTCCGATTCCTGGGTGGGCAAGGGCCTCAAGGCCGGGGCCGATATCGGCAAGGATTTGGGTTCGAGCCTGTTGGATACGGTCAAGACCCGAGTGATCGGCAATCTGGTCGATGTGACGTTCGGCAAGATTCCCGGAGTAGGGAAACTGTTCAAGGACGGGGGGCTTGATAAAGACAAGGACAAGGGTGGCGACAAGCAATGTTGCCCTGGCACCACGGGCCCACTTGAAACGGCGGCCGCACAGTTACCCGAAAGCGTTGGAGAGACGGTCCGCAAGAAAGACAAAGCTCGCACCCCCGGGAATTTGAAGAAGCGGCGCGTCAAGCTTCCCAAGCCTGGCCAAACGATTCCGCGTGAATCGAAGGCAACCGTCGATGGCAAAGCCGCGGATCTCAAACCTCTTCATCTTCCCGCCTCGGCAAATGCCGCGCCCCAGCTCAATGCGATGGGCCAGCCGCTTGTTCCGTTCTCTGCCAAACAGGCCGCCCAGGCGTCGACCAACCTACCTGGTAATTCGTTTGCCTCCTACGCGGCGCCGTCGGCAAACCGCCGTGTGGCGCGCGGTGCAGGCAAAGGCCTGGCCGCGAGTTTATCGGGAGCGTTTGCCAGACTGGAATCGGTAGGCACCCGCCGCCTCGGCCCGTTGAAGTACGTCGACACCGCCATGGATGTGGTGCAGGGCGTGCGCAATGGCGACGCAAAAGCGGTCGCCTCCGGCCTCAGCACCGCGGGCGGCGCCTGGGCGGGAGCCTCCGCCGGCGCCGCTATCGGCACCCTGATTTTTCCCGGTGTCGGCACTGCTGTCGGCGGCGCCATCGGTGGTTTGTTGGGCAGCGAGGCGGGA